CGCTCGGGGGCCCGGATCGCGTCCAGCCACGACACCAAGTCAGCCCAGGGCGCGTTCAGGTCGGCCCAGGGCGGCCGTGGTATAGTGCTCACTGCGCTGCCCTCCTAATAGGGATGGCGCCTGCTCCTCGGCCGTTGCGATCGGCGCGAGGAGCTTCTTTTACCACGACACCCGCCACCTGGTCGAGTCAGTCGGCCGCGGCGGGCCGCAAGGGGAGTCGCCAGCCGCCGGGGTGGCTATTGTTCACAAGCTGCTCAGCTTGTGAACGATACGCCGCCGCCGGCACCAGTCGCCCGCCGTCCCACTCCCCCTCCCAGCGCGGCCCGTCGGCCGTCGGGAAGACGCGCACCCGCACGTCGAGGTCGTCCAGGAGCCCGCGCTTGCCGGCCGCGTCGATCCCCGGCAGCCGCGCCTCCAGCGCCTCCAGCCCGTCCATGAGCGCCGCGAACTGCGCCCGCCGCATGGCCCGCTCGTCCGTCGCGCGCCCGTAGTCGGCCAGCCGCGCGGCGGCCCGGGCGAGCTGTGGCTCCAGCGCCGCCAGTTGCCCGAAGATCCAGTCGGCCGTCGAGCCGCTGGCGCGCTTCAGGTTCGCGCGCAGGTTGTCGCGCTCGGCCTCCAGCGTCGCCAGCGACGACCGCGCCGCTGCCTGGCCCGTGGCCTCCGCCGCCGGCGCCTGGTCGAGCTCGTCGAGGTAGGCCTGCATGCGCCAGCGTTGAGTCAGCAGCGCCTCGACCGCCGCCCACACCTCATCCTCCAGCCAGCCGGCCGGCACCAGCGCCCGATGGCTGCAGGGCTCGGGCTTGCGGCGCGCCGCCGTACAGCGATAGTAGCGGCGCCTGTCTGGCGGTCGGGAGCGACCGCTCCGATCGCCCGCCGCCTCGGGCGTCATCAGCCGGCCGCACACGCCGCAGCGGGCACGCCGGCGCAGCAGCGCCGCCGCGGCGTCGGCCGGCGGGCGCCGCAACGAGGCGCGGTTCTCGTCGAGCGTCGCCTGCGCCCGCGTCCAGGTGAGGCGATCGACGATGGCCGGCGCCACGTCCGGCAGCGGCGTCCGCTCGTCGATCGGTCGCTCGATGTTGTGGTTCTTCTTGAGCGTGATCGGCCGGCCGTCCGGCGTCTTGTCGGGCCCGCTGCGGCGCGTGGGCGCGACGGTCGTCCAGCGGTTCGCATAGGCGTCGCCGCAATAGACGGGGTTGCGCAGGATGGCGCGGACGACGGTCGGATACCAGCACGCCGCGCGGCCGGGGGTGGCCACGCCGTCGGCGTCGAGCCCGGCCGCGATGCCGCGCAGCGACCGGCCGGCCAGCGCCTCGGCGAAGATGCGCAGCACGATCAGGGACGTGATCGGGTCGATCGCCAGCGCCACGCGGACGAGGATGCGCTCGTTGCGGCCCTGCGTCCCCTTGGGCGCCAGCACCCAGGTGTAGCCGTAGGGCGCCGGCCCATAGCCCGGCAGCTTGCCCGCGGCGATCTTGGCGCGCTTGCCCTTGGCGAGGTTCGCCATCATCGTCTCCCGGTAGGCGCTGCCCTGCCAGAAACCGATGAAGAGCTTGAGGTCATTCTCGACGCCGACGGCGCCCGGCTCGATCCCCTCATCGATGAAGGCGACGCGCCCGCCGGCCAGCTCGATCATTTTCTTCAGGTAGAAGCCGTCGGCCGGGCCGCCGCGCACGAAGCGGTCGGTGTTGACGACGACCACCAGCAGGCCGGGGTGGTGATAGGCGAGGGTGATGACGCGGTCGAGGCCCGGCCGCGACAGGTGCATGCCGCTCCAGGTATCGTCCTCGATCGACAGCAGCTCCAGGCCGCGCTCCTCGGCGTAGGTGCGGACGCGCTTCTCCTGGTCGGCCAGCGAGTAGCCTTCGCGCTCCTGCTTCACGGCGCTAACGCGGATGAGGCCGACGGCGAGGGTGGTGGGGTCGGCGAGCCGGGCGTCGGTCGGGTAGACTTGCTCTTGCATCGAATGCTTACTCCATTTCGGTGCCGCGCCGGGGGCTGCTGCTAACAGCGTCCCGGCCTTCGATTCAACCGGGTCGATTGTACCACCGGACGCGGCCGTGGTTCGGGCGTGGTCAGTGCACCTGATCGGCGTGCAGGGCGGCATTGACGGCGGTCAGGGTGGACCAGCACATGCGCAGGTGGGCGACGCGTGGCTCGGCGGCCGGCGTGCAGTCGGACAGGATGCTGCGGCTCCCGATCGCCTCGTCCGGAGCGGGCTGGCCCGGCTCACGCGCGGGCGGGCGATCGTGGGCCCATTCCAGGGCAAAGATCAGGGCATCGACGTCCTCCTGGTCGAGCTGGATGCGAACCGTCTGTTCCATCACGGAGATGGCTTCGACGTAGATCACGGCGCTTCCTCCTCTGCCGCGCGATGGCGGCCGGCGGCTTGACGCGTCATCCTGACACTCCCATAGTATCACGGCTGTGCCTACTGGTCAACGACGCTGCGCCCGTGATACTATGGGGCTGCTGGCATGTGGGCCAGCCGATCACGAACGAGGAGCAGAGCCATGTTGCTGCCGCGGCTGCGCTATGTGCGCGAGCGGAACCTGATGACCAGGCGGGCGCTGTCGGCGGCCTGCGGCGTCAGCACCAATACCATCCACCGCGCCGAGCACGGGCTGCCGGTCGAGCTGCGCACCATCCGCAAGCTGGCCGACGCGCTGGGCGTGGAGCCGACGGAGCTGATGGCGCCCGAGAAGCGACCGCGGCGCCCGGTGGCCGCGGCGTAGCGGGGAGGGACGGGTTGATGACGGAGGCAATCACTCAGCGTGATCGCGCTGAGCTTCACCGGCTGCTCGACCAAGTGCTGGATGAGAAACCGATGCTGCACGACCGGCTTCGGGGTGACCTGCTGCTGATGAACGGGTATCAGTCAATCTCCCTGGCGCCGGACGGCGAGCCGGAGTTGCAACGCCTGGAGCGCGTCGCCTATCACGAGGCCGGCCACGCGGTGGCCGGGGTGGTCCTCAAGGTCGCCATCCGCGACGTGTCGGTCGAGCCGCGTGACGACAGCGACGGCCGTGTCACCTCTCGCGGCCCGGGCCGCGCGCTGGCCGAAGCGATTGACACCGGCTATTTCACGCTGGCCCAGCGCGCGCGGGTCGAGGACCTGATCGTCATCAGCTTCGCCGGCCGCGTGGCCGAGGAAGCCAGGTGGTCGAACTACACCGCCGTGGGTTGGGATGATGACTACGGCAAGGCGGTCGATCTTGCCTGCAAGGTGACCCAGGACGACGAGGCGGCCGGCCACTACTGCGGCTGGCTGCTGGTGAGGACGCGCCGGCTTATCGCGCAGCCGTGGCATTGGGCAGGCGTCGAGGCCCTGGCTGACGAGTTGCTCATGCACCAGCGGCTCAGCGGCCGGCGGGCGCGGGCTGTCATTCAGGCGGCGCAAGATCGCTGGTTGCAACAGAAGCGCCAGTCGCACCCGGTGTTCGGCATCGAGTAGCGGCCTCCCACGCCGCCAACGCCGCCCGCAACCCCCGGCAGCCAGCATCGGAGCACCCATCCGCCGGCCGGCAGCCGGTGCACTCCAGCAGGTGGCCGTGCCGCCCGAGGGCCAGCCGCACGGCGTCGGCCATCTCGTCGGCCCGCGGGACGCGATCATGCGTCATGGCTCACTCCCCCCGCACGTCCGCGTCGCGGTAGGTCATCACGCGGCCCGTGCTGAAGGTCATCTCCGATCGCAGGCCGCCGTCGGCGCCGCGAAAGACGCGCGTGACGGTCCCACGCCACGGGCCGGCCATCATCGCCGCCACCTCGGCCCAGGTGCGCCGCGCGCCGCTGTGCCGATCGCGATACGGCCCCTCGGGGTCGTCCGTCTCCTGCTCCCAGGTCGCCCACGGCGTGACCACCAGGTGCTCCAGGTCGCCCTCCAGCGTGTCAATTCGCCCATTCTGGTGAACCACTCCCCCTCCCATGGCTGCCCATTGATCGCATTGTTTTACAATGGCAACAATGACCGCGGCCGCTTGATCCCCGCTTGTTTAACAAGCTTGTTAATCAAGGTCAGCGCCGCGGCGACGGTTCGCCCCGCCGGCCTGTTTAACAGGCAGAACAGGGCCGCCGCATGACGCCCATGCGTGCCAGGGCCGCCGCATGACGCCTGGCTGGTTAACAGCGACGGTGATGGGTCATCACGCACCGCCCTGCTCCGCCCTGCTAAGCAGGGCCAGCGGCACGGTGATGGTTCGTCATGGGCTGCCAGGCGTCGGCGTGCTCCTGCCGGACGTACCAGCCGCGCCCGAAGCCACGCACCGCCGGCAGCCGGCCGGCCGCAATCGCCAGCCAGACGCAATTGGCCGACACGCCGTGCTGGCGCGCCACGGCCTTCGCCGGCAGGTACGGGTCCGTGGCGGCGATCTCCTCGGCCAGTTCCCGCCAGGCGTCGCCAGCGATGCGCTCGACGGGGTAGGCCGTCGGATGCCGGCGCATGAACGCCTCCAGGGCCTCGGGCGTGATGCGCCAGGGGCGCCGCGCGGTCCTCGCCCATGGCCGTCGCCGCCCCGGCAGCAGCCGGCCGGCGATCCAGCGCATGACCAGGTGGACGTCGACGCGGAGGATGTGGGCGACCTGGTTCGCCGACAGGCTGTCGGCGTCGGGCGGGATGCGCAGCTTCGCTCGGCGAACCGTGACCGCGGTGACGGACCGGCCGAGGTGCGCCGCGATCGTGGCGGGCGTGCGGCGGCCCCACCAGGTGCGCAGGTAGGTATCGTCCTCGCGGCTCCAGACCCGCTTGGCGTTGGGCGCTGGCGCCAGGGGCGCGCGCGTCGTCCGGCGCAGGCCGAGCTTGTTGGCACGGACCTGGACGGCCACCGGTGACCGCGCCATGGCGCCGGCCAGGTCGGGCACCGGCACGCGTCCATACAAGCGCTGGAGCACGAAGACCTCGCGCTCGCTCCAGCGCTGCCCGGCCGACCTCGGTTGTGCGATCGCCGAAGTGTCGAACCCGATCGCGTCCACATCCTGGTAAACGACCGGGCTGCCGGCGGTGGTTCGTCATGGCGCACTCCATGCGGGAAGGGAAGGGAGCGCGGCGGCTGAGGGAGGACGCCCGGCCGCCGCGCAGGCGTGAACGGGTCAGAGGGGACGCTCCTCGATGTGCAACGCAAGCCCGCCGTCGGTGCGACGCGGGGGCAGGGGCGGGCGCTCGTCGCCGATGAGCCGCTCCTCGATTGTGAGCGCGACGCGTGGGCTCCCGGCCGGAGCCGGCCCGCGGGCGGGGTCGAAGAGACGGCCGATGCGCTGGCGCTCCTGGAACGCAGCCTGCGTCCGCGCGGCGGCCGCCAGGTCCTCCGCATCGGGGAACGGCTGGCCGTCCAGGTCGCGGTGGGTGATGCGCAGCTCGACGCCACCCAGGCCGGACACCAGTCGTCCCGGACCGTCGAACCGCACGCCCCACCGCTCGCCGAGCCTGGCCGCGTCCGCCGGCGCCACCTTGCGCCGCGCCGCCAGCTCGGCCACGCGTTGCACGAGGGCGCCGGGCGTGCTGTTGTTGTAGACCAGGCTCGACTCGAGCTTCCGCGCGTCGGTGACCGTGTAGGTGACGACGCGCCCATCCTTGAGCCGCTGGCCGGGGTAGTAGTCGCTGTCCCAGTCGAAGATGTCCGAGCCGTCGATGTCGCACACAATCTGGCAGTCGGGTCCGCCGAAGCCGACGCTCATCCGGCGGTAGGTGCCACCCTGAATGCCGCGGATGTAGTCGTCCACCGCCTGGCCGGCGACCGTGTGGCCCCGCAGCAGGTAGTAGCCGCAGAGCACCTGGCGCGTGGCCGGCACGCCCTCGGCCAGCCCGCCGGGCACCGGCTGAACCGCGCCGGTGAACGACTGGCCGATCGGCAGTCGCCACATGTCGTGGCTGTCCAGCAGCGGGCAGCCGGCGTCGGCATCCTCGGCGAAGTTGCGCAGGCTCGTCTTCGGGTCCATGTGCGTGAAGTAGGAGTCGACGGCGTCGGTGGAGATGATAGCGCGGAAGACGAACACGTCCTCGGCCGACAGCGGCACGTGGGCGAACTCACGGTTGATGCGGGCCAGGTCGGCGTCGGTGACGCGGCTGGTCGTGTCCACGAGCCGCGTCATGGGGGCGTAGAGACGGGCGGCGGTCGCGGTGGTCATGGTCCCTCCTCGTGCTGATGGATCATCGACGGTAGACGCCGCTCGCGGGCGTCACGGTGTAGACGGCGCTGGTGCCGTGCGCCTGAATCCCCGCCGGCCGTGGCGCCGGCGCGAAGCCTGGCCGGCCGATCAGCCGCCCGGCCTCGTCCAACCACGGGCACGGGTCCGGCTCGCCGCGCAGGCGGGCGCCCTCCCGCTCGATCAGCAGCCGTTGCCGGTCGTGCCGGTCGAGCAGCTCGTGGCGCAGGTCGTGCTGGCCGGCCGCCGCCCCCGCCGCCCGGCGCGCGTCGATCAGCTCGAGCTGCAACGCCGCGACGCGCTCGTTCGTCCGCAGCCGTTCGGCCTCGGCCGCCTCCAGGGTGGCGACCAGTGGGACGCGCGCGGCATCGTGGTTCAGCATCCGGACGCCAAGGACGCGTTCGCGCGCCGCCTGGAGGAGTTCGGGGAGGATGAACTCCTGACGCGTGCGCAGCGCGGCCACGGTGGCAGCATCGGCGGCGCGGCCGGCCGCCGCGATCTGCTCGGGCAAGCCGGCCAGCTCCTCCTCCAGCCTGGCCACCTGGTCCTCGGCCTCCGTCAGCGACGCCGCCGGGTCCACCGCGATCGCGGCGCTCACCGGGGCCGGACTGGACTCGTCGGGTGACGGGCGCGCGGCGGCCCGGCTGCGGCGCTTACTCTCGGCCTGGGCCTGGCGCTGCTTCTCGGGGTCGGCGTAGGGCATAGCGGTCCTCCTCGGCTTGTTCCGTGCTTGTTAAACAAGCACCGATCTCAGGGCGCCCGGCGATAGCCCGAGCGCACGATGGTGTCCCAACTTTGGCCCCATTCCTCGTTCAGCCGCGCCGGCAGGCCACGCACCATCGCCTCCAGCCGCGCCATGTCGGCATCGTCGCGCACGCTGATCGACATGGTGATCGGCGCCGACATGCTGCCCGTCACGCGCCCCATGCCGGCCAGGGACGGCAGCCGGCCACCACCGGCGTCGGGCAGGGCGGGCAGCCGCATGGGCGGGGCGGCCAGCAGGCCGGCCAGCGCCCGCTGCACCGTGTCGGACTCGGCGAGGATGCCGGCGGCCACGCCCTGGGCGATGGGCTGGCCCACGGCCTCGGCGAAGACACGCGACGGGCTGTGCCCCTGGATGGCGGCGATGCCCTGCTTGACCAGGTCGTCCAGCGCCGTCTTGAGCTGCTGGCCCAGCCAGATGGCGCCGTCCTTGATGCCCTGGGCGATGCCGTCGATGATGGCGTCGCCGATGGCCAGGAACGCCGTCACCGCCTTGGGCACGCCCTCTTTGACGACCCACTCGGTGATCGTGAGCAAGAGCTGGTCGAGCTTTGGGATCACGTCGACCAGCAGGTCGGCCGTCCACTTCAGCGCGGCCGGGAGCCACTCGGTCACGAAGCGCCGGGCGATGCCCGGCCCCTCCGCGCCGATCCAGTCGAGGATGCGACCGGAGAGCTTCAGCAACTCGGGCACGACCTGCTGGGCCGCCTCCAGGACCCAGCCGAGCGCGGCCGGCACCCACTCGTTGACGAACCGCTGGAGGAGCGGCTGGGCCTGCGCCCCCACCCAGCCGAGCATCTCGGCCATGAGCTTGCCCAGCGCATCGAGCAGGGGCGGGATGAACGGCTTGACGAACTCGACCAGCGCCGTGCCCCAGGCCTCGAGCTGCTTCATCCAGCCAGGCAGTTGCCCCTGCACCCAGGTGAACGCCTCATCGGCCAGCTTGCCCAACTCGGCCAGCAGCGGCGGGATGAACGGCTTAATCCACGCGACCAGGGCCTGGCCCCACTCCAGCAACTGGGCCGCGAAGGACGCCCGCTCGCCGGTCATGCGGCGCACCAGGTCGCCGACGGCGCCGGCGATATCGCCGCTGAACGCCTTCTGCGCGATGGCGGCCAGCGCCTGGATGGACGGCAGGACGTGCTGGTTGATGAACAGCCCGATCCGGCCGATGGTCTTCGTGAATTCGTCGATGTCGGCACTCGTCTGCCCCGCCCAGTCACCGCGCAGGGCGCCGATGAACGTCAGCACGGCGTTGATGCCAGTCCCGACCGCGGTGGCCAGGTTCTGGCCCGCCACCGTCGCCCACGCCTGGAGCGTCTCCTGGTTGGCGTCCAGGATGCCCTGGAGCGTGACCAGGCTGGAGGAGAGCACGTCGAAGACCGGCGTGGCCAGCGTGGTCTTGAGCGTGTCGATCGTGTCCATGAACGTCGACCAGCGCCCGGCCGCCGTGTTCGCCATGTTGGACACGAGGCTGGCGTCATAGCCCATCGCCGTCATGGCACGCTGGACGGCCTTGAGCGGCGGCACGCCCTCCTTCGCCAGTTGCTTGAACTGGAGCATCTGGCGCGGCAGGTTGAAGCGTTCGATGATCGACGCGAAATCCCCGGACATGGCCTCTCTGAGGGCGAAGGCGGCGCCCTCCAGCCCCTCGGCCGGGTTGCTGGCGGCCAGGATTTCGGCAGTCGTCACGAGGTCTTCCAGCCGCACATTCGCCTGCCGACTGGCGGGGATCAGGCTGGCGGTGGCGGTGGCCAGCTCGCGGAAGGCGAACGGCGTCGCGTTGGCCTCTTTGCGCAGATCGGCCATGATCTTGTCGGTCAGCGCCGCATCCTTGGTGAAGGCGATGAATTGCGCCCGCGTCTGCTCCAGCTCGCTCACCAGCCCGACGCCGATCGACTCGCCCAGCTTCTGGGCGCTGCCGGCCAGCGTCTGGAGGCCCAGGCCGGCCAGGCCGATCTTGCCCAGGCCGTCGGCCAGGCGCGTGAAGGCGGCGCCCAGGCCGGCCGACTGCCGCTCGACCTTGTCCATCGACGTGGTGAGCTGCTTCTCGCTGGTGCGGATGCCGGTGGTCAGCGGCTTGGTGTCGACGGACATGCCGAACCACAAGTTGCCGATTTTGAACCCGCTGCTCATGCTCCCCTCCCGTCCGGGTCAAGCGCATTGATGTGGTCGGCCGGCCGCTTGCTGAAGGCGATAGCCACCGCCCGCGCCTGGTCGGCGAGGCGGCGCCGGCGGATGCGGTCGGCCTGCACCTCCAGCGCCAGGAAGGTGCGGATGGGCATGTCCGCCACCGCCGTGTGGTCGTAGGCCGGGAAGACGGCCATGATCTCGGCTACGCGCTCGGCCCAGAGTCTGGGCCGCCGGCTTTTGGGTCGTCGCGGACCCCGGTGCGGACGTTGATGTGCTTTTGGAGGAGCGCTTCGATGGTGCCGACCAGGCGCGCGTAGGCGGTGGAGTCCAGGCGGGCCAGCAGATCGTCGGGGAAGGTGGGGATGACGTAGTGGACCAGGTCGCGCTGGTTCTTGTTGATGAGGGCGATGATCGGCTCGGCGTCGCGCTCACTCGTCGTCGTCATCAGCTTCTGCGTCAGCTCGGCGTAGCGGTTGGTATACCAGACCACCCGGCTGAGGGCGGCCACGCGGATGGGCGGGATGTCGACGGCGACGCGCTCATGGCCGATGCGGAAGACGAGCGTGGCCTCGACGTCGGCCACGTCGATGTCATAGATGGGCACGCCAGCCGGCCGCGCCTCGTCGCCGTCGTCGCCGAGCAGGGCCTCGTCGGTGGCGACCTGGCCCGCGTCGTCGCCGAATACCTTGGCGCCGGCGCGGCGGGCGTTGCGGCGGAAGAGGGCGGCGGCCCGCTCCTGCTCGGCGCGCTGGTCGGCGGTCAGATTGGATGTGCTCATGGTCATGTCCTCCTGTCTGAACGGGTCGTCCCGGAGAAATCCCTCACAGCGTGCGAGGGAATTCCAGGTCGTGACACGGTTACAGCGCGGCGAGTACGTCGCGGATCTCGGGGGTGCCCTCGGCGCCACCCACCCGCGTGAACTCGACGGGTAGGCCGGCCGGTTCGCCGATGCGGTTCTGCATGTCCACGGTCCCGGTGGCCAGCATCATCGGAAAGACCGCCCGCCGCGCCTGGCCGCCGTCGTTGGGTGGCGCCACGCCCTCGAAGCCGATGGCCACGTACTCGACCACCGTGGGGTCGGCCAGGATCAGGGAATGCTGGCCGTTCACGCCCGCGGCCGGCGGCGTCGTGGTCAGCGTGCCGCGGCCGGTCGCGTCGCGGATGTTCTGGAGCGTCGCCTCCAGCAGCGTGGCGCTGACCGTGTCGGTGGTGCTGGCCAGCGTGCGCAGGACGGCCAGGCGTTGCTGGGCGGTCAACACCTCGGTGTACTCGGCGCCGAAGCTGATGGTGACGCCGTCCTCGGTGGTGTAGCCGACGTCACGCCAGGTGCCCGGCCAGGGCGCGCCGTAGGCGAGCGTATTGGGCGGCATCTCGTCCGGGCTCGGGTCCGAGGCCGCGGCGCCGATGAACAGACGAACCGGACCCTGCAATATCGCTTTCACGTCTGGCATAGCTTCCTCCTCCTTGGTCTGTTGCTCAGGCCATCCTGCGTTCACGCAGCAGGCTGAATACCGCCGCCGGCAGCACACGCCAACCGCCACAGTTCGGGCAGCGGACCAGGGTCGACGCGGGCAGGGACTCGACCAGCACGCCGGGGCGGACCTGCCAGCGCTGGCCGCGGTAGATCGCGAGCGCCAGGCGGCGCGGGCAGCCGTCGCGGAAACAGTAGATAGCGGCGGGTGCGCTCATGGCCGCTCGCTCCAGTCACGCCAGCGGAACGACCGGGCCGGGCCGGGTCCGCTAGGGCCCGGCCGTGGCTCCGACCCGTTCACCCGTGCGGCGTCGCCGGAGGTCCGTACGGACACCGGGCCGGTAGAGGAAGTAGAGGAAGTAGAGGAATTCCCCGAAGGTTCCCTATGCGCAGGCATGACTAGGGAAGCTTCTGCTTTTTCCTCTACTTCCTCTACTTCCTCTACCGGCCCGTCCGTACGCCCCGCCGCCAGCCCAATCCCCCTCCACGTCATCTGCCCCTTGTGCGGCCCAGCCGACGCCATCACGGGCGCCGGCAGGCCGCGCCCGAGCAGGTCGGCCCGCAGCGCGCGATAGCCGAGTGGCCGGGCGCCGATACCCTCGATCCAGTCCTTGTAGGCCGCGTAGAGGGCTGAAGCCGTCACGCGACAGCCGTCGGCCAGCACGCAGCCCTCGGCGAGGAATTGGCCGACGGCGTCCATGTCGGCGCGGTAGTCGGCCGTCGCCAACCGGACGGCCTCGGGCGTCGGCAAGCCGTCGCGCTGCCAATCGAGGCAGCCGCGCACCGCCCACGCCAGAATACCCGGCAGTTCCGTATGCAGCGCCCCCTTGAGCCGCTTGTCCTGCCGTTCGTCGGGGATGCGCACGCCGAACTCGACCAGGCGCAGCCGCCGCCAGATGGCGTGCTCGGTCCCGCGCACGATGGGCTTGTGGTTGGTGACGAAGATCGGCGTGAAGAGCGGCGCGTAGGTGAACTCGAGGCCGAACAGGTAGCGGCAGGTGATCGGGTCGCCACCGGTCATCTGCTTGACCAGTGCCTCGTCGAGCGTGCGACCGGCATTCGGCTCGTGCGCGATCACCAGCCGCGCACCGGCCAGCACCGCCAGATCCTGGCGCACCCGACCGCGCTCGTCGCCCAGGAAGGTGCGCGCCTCGGCCACCGCGCCGTAGCCCTCCCTGCCGCCGAACAGCGCCAGCAGCACGTCTTCGAGCGTGCTCTTGCCGTTGGAGCCCTCGCCCCAGAAGATGCAGAAGACCTGGTCGTCGACGTCGCCGCACAGCGCCTTGCCGATGAGGCGCTGCAGGAAGCAACGCACGTCGGCGTCGGGCTGGATCTCGGCCAGGAAGGCGTCGAAGCGCGGGCAGGCCGCCGCCGGATCGTAGGCGATCGGCACGCGGCGGGTCGCCAGGTCGGCCGGTCGGCTGGGGCCGAGCGCACCGGTCGTGAGGTCGATCGTGCCGGTGGCGACGGTCAGGCGCCAGCGGTCGGCGTCCAGGTCCGCGGCGTCGACCAGGAGCTCGGGGTCGGTGGCCGCAAGCAGCGCCATCGCCTCCAGCGGCCGGCGGTTCTCGCTGCGGCGCGCGTGCTTCGCCACCGCGTCCGCCTCGTCGGCCGGCAGACGCTCGGCCAGCCGATAGAGCCCGCGCACGGTGCGTGTTGCCAGGCGCAAGACGTCGAGGTCGGCCTCGCGCCGCCAGACGCCGCGCCGGCCGTCCCAGACCAGCCAGCCGCGCTTGAAGCTGCGGCAATGGCGGAGGACGGCGCCGTAGCGATCGACGAGGCGTTCGGCGTTGCCGGCATCGCTCAGGCGCAAGCGGGCGTGCCGGTCAAGCGCCTCGACCTCGTCGCGCGCGAGCGCGACCAGAATGGCGGACCGGTTGGCCGCGATGAAAGCGCGCTGCGCAGGCGACGGCGGCGGGGCACAGCGCACCGCCGGCTCGCCGTCATCGCCGGCTCCCAGCCCTAGATCGAGCCCGGCCAGCTCGGGCACGGCCAGGATGGCGAGATCGGCCTCGGCTCCGTCGCTCATAGCCGCACCCCGTCCCCCGGCCGCCCATAGCGGCCAATGCGCTGGGCGGGGATGGCGCACGCCGGCAGATCAACCCCGGCACTGATGGCCAGCCCCTCGACGGCGTGACGGAAGTCGAGGCGGTCATACGCCTGCACGAACTCGAAGACGTCGCCGCCCACGTGGCAGCCGAAGCAATAGAAATGCTCATCGGCCGGGTCGTCGGCGAACACCGTGAACGAGGGTGTGCGATCGTCATGGAAGGGGCATGGGCCGACATAGCGCCGCCCGTGCTGGCGCAGCTCCAGTCCGCGGTTGTGGGCGATGTTCGGCAGACTGATGCGGACCTTGATTGCCTGAAGCACGTCGCGCGGGTAGAGGGTGGCGTAGCGTGGTTTGTGAAGGCCGCGGGTGCGACGCCAGGTCACTTCCGCCTCGACCGATTGAAGGTCGGCCAGCACCAGCGCGCGGCTGGCCTCATTGACCGTCGCCGCGTCGTCGCCGCCGTCATGGAGGTGGCCGGCCTCGGCCAGGATCACGAGCCAGGTCAGATCGCCGAGACGTTCGACCAATGCGTCATCCGGCATCAGGCGGATCGTCGCGCGTGATACAATTGGCATCGTCCAATCTCCCACGGTTGTCGCCGTCGACCCGGTCCACCCCCGGGTCGTCGGCCTGCTCGGCGTCGGTGTCGTCTTCGACGGTTTGCGCGTCACTTGTCGCAGGGGCCAGCGCGGCCAGACGCGCGAACGCGCGGCGTAGGCCGTCGGTCAGGGCAGGCCCGGCATCCGGGTCGCTCGGCGTGGGACGGGGCGCGAGGGCGCTCACGACCGCGCCTCACCGGCGGTGCTGGCGCTGACGGGCTCGGGCGCACGACCGGCGACCGGTTCGGGCGTGGTCAACGCCTGGCGGAGGATCCACCGCGCCTGCTGGAGCGGGTTGCGCTCCGACTGCCTGGCCGTCTGCTCCAAGAGGCGGTACACGTCCGCAGGGAGGTGGACTGGGCCGACGTACTTGCTTCGCATAGCTCCTCCTGAGGCGAGTTGTGCATCTCAGGAGCAGTGTAGCGCCGCGGGATCGTCGGAACGCCCGCGCTTTCGCCTACGATCGCCTACGCATTCGCCTCCGGACGCGTCGATACCACCGACGACATACCCGCGCGCGCCGCCCGTGTCGCGGGGCGTCCCTCGTTGATGAGCGACCGGTAAATGCTCAGATATTTGTCCACTGTTGATTTACCGATGCCCAGCTCGCGGGCGATCCCCACAATCGTATAGTCCTTGTGGAGAGACAGGATGTCGTCTATATGGTCCCAATAGGCTGACGTCGGATTGTCTTTGAGGGAAGGTGGCCGCTTTCGGCGCCTCACGGCGGCCGAGACCTGGCGCTCACCCTCCACCTGGGCACGCTGGCGCCGCTCGGCAGCCAACTCCGCCCGAAGGTGCGCCACGTCCTGCTTCAGGGCAGCAAACAGCACCGCAGCCTCGCGCTCGATCGCGGCGTCAACCGCACGGAGCCGGAGCCCATCCTTCGCCTCGTCAGCCAGGGCGCGGTCGATGGTCGCCAGGTCCGACGAATCGGGCGGGGGTGGGAGCGATGGCACGGCGACGGTGGCCAGGCCGGCGCGGTGCATTCGTCCGAGCGTGGCGAGATTGGTGAGAAGTTCCCGCTCGGGGGCCCGGATCGCGTCCAGCCACGACACCAAGTCAGCCCAGGGCGCGTTCAGGTCGGCCCAGGGCGGCCGTGGTATAGTGCTCACTGCGCTGCCCTCCTAATAGGGATGGCGCCTGCTCC